GCCTGTCTGTAAAGCGTGTGCGATGCGACAGGCGGAGAATTACACGCTGGATTGGAGCGATGAATTGTGACCGACCTCGTTTCCATCCTCTCTACCCTACTCTCTACTGGCCGCTCCCGGCGCGCCCTCCGTGGCGGCCTCAATTTGGCCTACACGCCAGCGGCCGAAAACGGCCCTTCGTCGGACTCAGGGCAAGCTGTCAACCGCTTGTGTCTATCACGCCTGGACGTGTACCCGTCCGAGGACGAGGACCGTATCGTGTTGGACCGCCTTAAGCGGGCGCTGCGCGAATCCGGCCGCGTCGTCATTGAGGGCTTCGAGATGCGGTCAATGGTCAAAATCGGCCGTTATGGTGCCACGCTCATCACCTGGCGGGATGTGGATTCAAGCGAGTTATTGAGCCTGGCGGGAATGGAGCGGAAGCGGGCTACTAGATGGATTGAAAAAGGAGAATGATGACCCACACAAGCACGGGAGAAATGAATGAACGACAATGAGGCATACGAAAAATTAAAGGCCGAACGGCCGGTAATCATCCACGTCTTAAGGCGCGATTTCAATAACTACCCAACGGCCGAAATGCTCGCCGAACGGACAATGGTTTCTAGTGATTCAGATGAGCTAAGACAGCTCATCAGGCAAGCGGCGCAGTATCTGCACGACAATCCAGATGCTCGGCAACCAAAGGAGGTGATGCCATAGCCTGACGGGCGACGGCGACGGCCAATAGGTAACAGTAAGGCCAAAGCGCAAACGGCCGTCGCCTGACCCCTCTCCTGACATCGTGGCGGCGCTGCTACCGGCAATAAGGGTGCGCCGCCACATTTTTTAGGCAATGGAGCAAACGACGATGAACATAGCAACCAACGCCCCGACAAGACCAGCCCTTAGATACCACGGCTCCAAGTGGATGCTTGCGCCGTGGGTATTGAAACACGTGCCAGCTTGCCACGAGACGTACATAGAACCATACAGCGGCAGCGCGGCCGTTCTGCTACGCAAGGAGCGGTCGCTGATCGAAGTTTTTAACGATATGGATGGCGAGGTCGTCAATTTCTTTCGCGTCTTGCGAGAAGATCCGGCTCCGCTGATTCGCGCCATAGAGCTAACGCCATTCGCTAAGGCGGAGTGGGAATTGAGCTACCAACCGGATCCGGATCCAATTGAGCAGGCCCGGCGCTTCTACGTCCGCGCTTACATGAGCATCGCCGGAGCCACGGCGCAATGGAATACCGGCTGGCGGCGGCAAAAGGTATTCAGCCGTGGCAGTAACGGCCGAAAAATGATGACACCGGCGGCTGTCACCTTCATGAAAACAGAGCACCTTTACCAGGTCGCCAACCGTCTACGCGGCGTGATTATCGAAAGCGACAACGCCCTGTCCCTCATTGGCCGTTACGATTCGCCCAACGCCTTTTTCTACATTGACCCGCCCTACGTCTTGCAAACGCGAGGCCGCTGGAGTGGTAAAGCCTACGCGCACGAAATGGACGACAGTGACCATTGCGAGCTGGCGGACGCATTGGCCAACATTGACGGCCTGGCCATCGTAAGCGGCTACGCCTGCGGCCTCTACACCGAACTGTACGAGGCTAAGGGTTGGCAACGCGTAGACAGGCGAACGCGCATCAACGGCCCGGGCCACGCAATCGAATCGCTTTGGTTATCGCCACGAGTGGCGTCTATCCTGGAGCGGGGGCGGCCGCATGAACAACTACCCCTTCTTTTATCTTCACCGTAAGACATTTGTGCTACGCTCCTCTGGAATGTTGACACCTTGTGATAAAATATTAGCGACATTTTTGAAGCAGTACCGTAGCAAGCCGCACAACGAATTAAGGAAGTAACGAATTTGTTGGCGGCCATGATGGAAACATGGCAACAACAGCAAAATTGAAATACAGCCCGATGGACATGCTAGATCAGGCTATCGGCCTTCCAACCCCGGAAGGCTTCGCGGTAATCACCCGGCAATTTGCCAGAGATTTGAGACAGGAACTAGAACGCCTCTACGAAATAGAGGAGTGGGTGCAGACGATGGGCGCGGCTACGGCGGCGAGTGGCAATAATGACGATTTGCCGCCCAGGATGAAGGGGTAGAGGGATGGGTAAAATGAGTGCTTACCCCAATAGCCCGAACAAGCAACATGATTGGCTACCTTACGACTTCAGCACAACAAATGCTGCAAGTGGGTATGAATTTTGCCGTTGGTGTAGCAAAATTCGCCAGGTGATATTCACGGGTGAGGCTACCAGCACAGAAGGCGCAGTCACAGTTGTATGGACGCGTGACATTGACAATGGTGGAACGGCCGGATGACCTTCACCTCTAACTACTACCTCTGGCCATGCCCGCATTGTCAGCACGAAAACGGCATACCCAATTGGGCGGCCGGTAAGCATCTCCTATGCCGCAAGTGTTTCCGGCCGTTCGTGGCCGGCCAATACGCGAGGATGAAACTCGATTGCACGAGCACAAGCCAGATGCGTGTCATGGTGTATGCAGACAGCACGAGCGGGGCGGCCGTATGACCTTCCCCGACTGGCTGCGGGCAAATGGCTACGTGTGGTGCGATATGAGCAGGCTACAGCGGCTTATGGCGTGGAATAGGTATTGGTGTGAGCGACGATAGCCTAAGCAAAAAACACCAAGCCTTTGCCGATGAATACTTGCGCCTAAACATGAATGGCACACAGGCGTACAAAAATGTCTATGGCGTAAAGAGCGATAATCACGCGGCCGTCAACTCCAGCCGCCTGCTAAGAAATACTAAGATTGACGAATACATAACCGAACGGCTAAAAGAGAAGGCAATGGCGGCCGATGAGGTCATAGCAAGGATTGCAGAGGTAGGGCGCGGCGACTTATCCCGCTACGTGACCGGCCGGGGCGAGATTGACCTGAAGCAACTCAAGGCCGATGGCCTGGGCCACCTGCTGAAAAAGTACAAGCGCACCAAGCGCACTATCCACCAAAAAAACGGCGAAGTCATTGAAACGGAACACCAGGAGATTGAGCTTTACCCGGCCGATTCTGCCCATGACAAGCTCATGAGGTATCACGGCTTGTACAATGACAAGGTAAAGCAAGAGGGCGATATGGCCCTACGCATCCTTATCGAATATGCCGACCAAGACCCTAACCGTAACACTCCCTAGACCCCACGAGGCGCAAGCCCAGGTCATTGCCGAGGCCAGCCGATTCAACGTGGTCTGCTGCGGCCGTCGCTTTGGCAAGACGATGTTAGGCATCAACCGCTCGGCCGCTCCCGATGTCCTGGCCTACCCAGTAGGCTGGTTTTCCCCTTCGTACAAAATGCTCTTAGAGGTCTGGCGCGAGTGCGTTCGCATTTTTGCCCCTATCACCCTGCGCTCCAACGTGCAAGACCGGCGCATCGAATTTGTCACCGGTGGCCTGCTTGAGTTCTGGAGCCTGGACAATCCCGACGTGGCCAGAGGCCGCAAATACAAGCGAGCCATCATAGACGAAGCGGCCATGATACCCATGTTGTTATCCGTCTTTCACCACGTCATCCGGCCGGCGCTGGCAGACTACCAGGGCGACGCCTGGTTCCTAAGCACGCCCAAAGGGATGAACGATTTTAAGACCATCTTCGATTGGGGCAATGACCCGTTGCGGCCGGAGTGGGCAAGCTGGCAAATGCCCACGTCGTTCAATCCCTTCATAGCCGACAGCGAAATAGAGGCCATGCGCCAAGAAATGCCAGCGCGAACGTACAACCAGGAAGTGTTAGCCATCTTCACGGAAAACGAGGGCGCCGTTTTTCGTAACATTCCCGCCTGCCTTCACGCGCCACAAACCCGGCCGGATCAGCACGAGGGGCACACCCTGTACGCAGGTGTGGACTGGGGCAAGCAAAACGACTTCACGGCCGTCTCTGTGGGCTGCGCCGATTGCCGTATTGAGGTGGCCCTGGATAGGTTCAACCAAATAGACTACGCCTTCCAACACGGCCGTCTTGCCGCCCTGGTAGACAAGTGGAACGTGACCGGCATCCTACCCGAACGCAACAGCGCCGGCGAGCCCATCATAGAGCAATTGGAGCGCGCCGGCCTGCCCATCATGCCGGGGCCGGACAGTAAAGCCGGTTTTATGACTACAGCCAGCACGAAGCCACCCCTCATTGAAAACATGGCCTTGACAATGGAGCGCACTGAGTTTCAGTTTCAAAGCATACCGGTGGCAACGGCCGAATTAGAAGCCTATGAGCGCAAGGTGTCAACGGTGACAGGTCGCAGTACCTACAGCGCCCCAGAAGGTGGGCATGACGATACGGTTATGGCCAGGGCGCTTCTTTTGTGGGCATTGAATCAGCCGCAAGGGGCGGCTATGAGACAGGCCCAGGTACGCGGCCGTAAGCAGGGCAACATCCGCCAGCTGACAACGAGGCGAACATCATGAGCGATAGGAGTAATGGTAGTGAACACGTAAAGGAAATGACGGCGCAAGAACGCGCCTTCGACGTGGCCTTTCGCCTGGCGGATGGCGAGGAAATGACAACGCGGCAAGTGGCGGAGATGACAGGGCTATCTAGAACGGGCGCATGGTATTTGATGCAGTACGCCGCCAGGGTTACGCCAATCGTACAGGATAACGGCCGTTGGAAAAGGGTAAGATAAGAAAATGGACGAGACAAATAGAAGCAAATTAGAGCGGCTAATTATCGGCCGCCAAATTGTGGGCATAGAATGGGATGAAACGTCACATGAATCCTATGGAGATATTGTCCTCTCTATAATTCTGGACAACGGCTCGAAAGTAAAACTACTAGGCTCTGACCAAATCGGAGTTAGCGCCGTCTGGCTGGAAATAGAGGATAAATAGGGCTATGAGATACTTCCTGTTTTCCGGTATGCACTATGAGCCAGGTGTGGGCATGGATCATTGCGCCGGTAGCTCTGCCACCCTGGACGAAGCCAAAGAATCGGCCGAGGTTGAGGCAAAAGAATGGCCGTCGCACGACTTTAGGGCGCAAATTGCCGTATTAGATGGCCATAACCTAAAGACCATTCTGGAGTATTCTTTGCCAGAGAACGCCCCATTTGGTCCGCCGTATATTTACGAATGGAGAGAGCCAGAGTAATCACGGCCGTAAGCCCATCCCTTCACAATGCTCCCATGCGGCGCATCTTCCCCTACGCGGCCCTGGCTATGGGCATAGTCGCCCTGTACGCGGCCGTTTACCAACTGCCCGCTTTCGGTGATTGGGATACGGTTTTCTACCATGTACCCATCCTTGACCCGTACAGCCTGAGTAAGTTCCTAAATCCCCCTTGGACCACCTTACCCCTGTTACCCTTTCGCCTGCTGCCCCAACATGCGGCCGGCGCCCTTTGGGTGACGCTTTCCATCCTGGCCATTGCCTACTGCGCCAGGCAGCTAGGGAGCGACACGCTCGGCCTTGTTCTCATTTTCACCTGCCCCTTTTTCTGGTTTTACATCACATTGGGGCAGCTTGACGTGTTGCTGCTCATTGGCCTACTGGCACGGCCGCCGTTTGATGTCCTGCTACTGGCCATAAAACCGCATGTGATCGGGACGGCGATACTCTTCAAAGCAAAGAACTACCTCTGGAACGGCCGCCAAGGGTTGAAGAGTGTCGGCTACTTGGCGGCCGTTATCGCCCTATCCCTCGTCATCTGGCCTGGCTGGCCCATGCTCATGATCCACAACTGGCAAACGGGCGTCTACCATCCGCTAAGCCTGGATATTTTCCCCTACGGGCTGCCCATCGGCGTGTTCTTTCTGGCCTGGGCGTGGCGACGGCAGAATGTCATTGTTGGCGGGCTGGCCATGTACTTTATGACGCCTTACGTCGGGCCGGCCTCGATTATCGTCTATGCTACCCTGATATTCTCGACCTTCACGGCCGTTAGCCGCCTGGCTATCTATACGGCACTATGGGCGCTTGCCTTAGTTCTCCTCGGTTAAGCGCCACTTAACACTCCTTTAGTATTCTTAGGGCGTGATACGCAACTTTATCGGCCGTATCCGCGAATACCTGACCACAGGTAGCAACTCCTTAACGCGACAGGTGCGTGTATCCTGGTCGCGCTTTTCCCGTTCCTGGTGGCACAAGGGGCAGCATGATTGGAGCAGGCCAGACTACGACTTCTGGCGCAAGGCTTACTACGGCCGTGCGCGTGGCCTGGAGCTTTCCGGGCTATTCATCAAGCCATTGGTCTCAAAAGTAGCCGCTTGGGTATTAGGCCGGCCGCCACAGTGGAAGTGTGAATCTGAAACAAGCGCGGACGAACTGAATACCTGGTGGAGTGACAACCACCCGGCCGTGCTGAAGGCGTTCAGGGCAGCATTACGCCAGGGCGATGCCTTCATAGTCGTAAACAGTGACCTTACCCTAACCCTTGTCCCTCCTGATTGGGTAGAGCCAATGGTATCAGACGCCGACTACAGCGATGTGGTAGGTTGGCGCATTACGCAGACCGTGATGCACCCCACTGAGAGCAATCGTAAGCAGACTACGGTTGACGAGTACACGGCCGTCGCTCGCATCCACCGCATTGAGGTAGACGGCCGGAGCATAAGCCAGGTTACTTACCCCAACCTGATCGGCCGCTTGCCCGTAGTCCACATCCCCAACTCTCCAGACGATGGCGAAACGTTTGGCCATCCTGAGGCAGAGGCATTGGTTGAAATTATGCAACGCTATGGCGTGGTTATGGAGGCGGCCGTTGAGGGCAATGAGATGCAAGGCCGGCCGACGCCTGTTATCTCGTTTGAGACGGTCCAAGACCTCGATAAGTTTTGGGAGCTTTACGGCACGCGGGAAACACATACCTTACCCGACGGCCGTTCTGAGACGGTGACCAATATCTCCGTTGACCTGGCGCAAATCCTGACAGTCAGTGGCGCAACGTTCAAATATGAGTCGCCGGGCAGCTTCACGGCCGATACGCAGAACCTACTCGGCCTCATGTTCTACCTGATCCTGGAGCATACCGAGCTACCCGAATTTGTGTTTGGCAATGCCATCTCCAGCAGCAAGGCCAGCGCAGAGACGCAAATGCCGGTCTTTGTCCGTTTCATCGAAATGCGACAAGGCGAGATTGGCGGCTGGCTTACTGAGTTGGCCGAGATAGTTCTGCTGTTTTTGTCCCTGACAACGCCTGGGGTAACGGCCGAATCGCCTACAGCACAGTGGGAGGAGTTAAGCCAGCAGGACGGCAACTTGACGTTGGCAACCCTACAGTGGGCATTTACAGAAGGGTTACTTGACGAAGAAACAGCCCTGATGCTTGCGCCGGTAGATATTGAAGATATTCCGGCCGTCCTGAAGAAGGCCAAACAGGAACGCAAAGAACGCTTTGAGGAAGCGCAAGAGCCAGGGGAAGATGAGCAGCTGGCTATTTTTAGAGATGAAGTGAATAGATTGGAGGCAGAAGGTGAGTGACGTTCCGCTAGGTCGTGATTGGTTGCCAAGGATAAAAGAGGTGATTGGCATAGAGGGCGATATTGACCACATCACGCTCGTTTTTAAGACACATGAATTTTTGCAAGCCTATACCGGCGACGGCCGCAAGTGGACAGTAAACCTGTATGGCATTGACAAAATCAGGCAGGTTTTAGGACTACCGTCGGCCGCCAAATTGCTAGTTATCGAAATCAAGAAAGACGGCTTTGTAACTATCAGGAGCTATGAGTTTTCACCTATAGAAAACCCAATAGAGCAGATAGTAGAACTGCTTACGGAGGTAAACCAAGATGGCAATGGATAAGCGACATATGGAAATTTTGGACAGGCTAGAAAAATTAGAGGCCGAACTAGCCAAATTGACCAAAGCGGTCAACGGCCTGGCAGCTACCAAAGTAGCCGAATCCAAGACGGAAGCGGCCGAAAAGAAAACGCCTAAAAAGTAACATATGGCCCCCACCTTTCGCGGCAGGCAACTCCGTCACGAGCGGGCAATGGATGTACGTCTAACGGGCGAGCATAGAACGCTAGCCCGCAACGTCGCGGCCGTTGTCATGCGCTTTGCCACTGGCCCAGGCAGAACAGTACCCGATACACGGGTTGCCAGGGAGCGGCTGAAAGCGGCGTGTTGGTCACTCGTGATACGGCCGTTTTACATCGGCCGGGGTGACGACCCCTTCAGCGGCGAGCAACCGCAATCGCCCTACGCTCGCCTACTCTATGACGGCATAGCCGGTAGCATCCAAATTCAGGCGGAGCAGCAGCAAGCCTTTCTCAGGCGCGTGGTAAGGGATGACACGGTTTACGCCTGGCTAACAGGGGCCAGACCATTTACGGCCGTTACCGAGATTGGCAGTTATGATCCGTTTCACCGTTTTGTTGACCCCAACGGCTACCGGCTCAGTGACCGGGTGTGGCAAGCCAGTATCAATGTCCGGTCAAGGATTGACGCCCTGCTGGACTATCACATAGCGCGTGGCACATCGGCCGTTGACATTGCCGACCTGCTGGAGGACTTCTTGACGCCAGGGGCCAGGCTCATCAAGACGCGCACGCCATACGGCATAGAGGGCAGCTTTGCCGCTCGCAGGTTGGCCAGAACTGAGGTAACGGCCGCCGCCGGCCGGGCAACCATCAACGCCAGCATTGCCAACCCATTCGTGAAGGGTGTCCAATGGGTACTCAGTGGCTCCCACGGCAAAGCGGACGAGTGCGACGCCAACGCCCACGGCGGGCCAGACGGCGACGGCGTGTACGCGCCTGAGAGCGTGCCGCCTTTTCCCAACCACCCGCACGACAAATGTCATTTACAGCCGGTGACGCGGGGCGACACGGCCGAACTCGTGGCAGGGCTAAGGCGAGATATT